ACGATTGGGATTTCAACGGCTCGGGTCTCTCCGTTCTTCTTGATGTGCTCGCGTATAATACTCACTATAATGCAATGGTGGCGCATCTCTCTCTGAATGAGACGTTTTTAGATTCGGCTCAGATTCGTGGAAATGTAGTCTCTCATGCAAAACTCTTGGGGTATGTTCCGAGATCATTGTCATCATCAAAGGCTGTTATTAATGTTGTCGTTACTCCGGGCGTAACTGTTGCAAATCAGGCAACAATCCTACGAGGAACTCGGTTTTCCACAGTGGTGGATCAAGTTCGTTATTACTTCGTTGCTCTTGAATCTCACACAAAACCGTTGAGCGGAGGTAAATACACCTTTACAAATATTCCGGTCCGTCAGGGTACGCTTAAAAGAATGCTCTATCGAGTTGATACCTCGCTTGGAAATCAGAAATTTGAAATTCCTGACGCAAACATTGATACGAGCTCAATGCGCGTAAGGTTAAAGGCGAATACTGAATCCGATTCATATTCAATCTATACGCAATTTACATCGCTCGTGAATATTAATGAGAATTCTCAAATTTATTACTTGCAGGAAACTCCTCAGGGGCTCTATGAGATTTACTTTGGAGACGGTATTCTAGGTAAGATGCCAACCGCAAATAACATTGTTGAGATTGAATACGTCTATACGGATGGAACCGTTGCAGACGGAGCCAATTTATTTACTTCCGTTGATCCTATTTCGGGATATAGCAATATTGCGGTCACTGTTGCAACAGACTCATATGGTGGAGGAGTTCGTGAATCAATTGAATCGATTCGATATAATGCGCCTCTCACCTTTACCGCACAGAACCGAGCAGTTACTGCGGATGATTATCGAGCAATTATTTTAAAGAACGTAGCAAACGTTGAGGCAATTTCTGTATGGGGCGGAGAAGATGATATTGTTCCAAATTTTGGAAGGGTTTATATTTCCGTGAAACCTATTGGAGCAGAAACTCTCACGAGCACAGAGAAAACTACAATTCTATCCTCTGTTCTTGCGGGCAAAAACGTCGTCTCAATTACTCCTATTTTAGTTGATCCCGAGTATACCTATCTTGAGCTGGATGTATTTTTTAAGTACAATGCTAACCTAACAGATAGAGCTCTTGTTGAATTGCAAACACTGGTACGCGAGGCGGTGATTGAGTATAATAATGACGATCTTTTAAAATTCGATGGAGTGTTTCGGCATTCAAAACTTCTAAGACAGATCGATAATTCGGAACCTTCAATTCTAAATTCCACGATTCGTGTCTTCATGTATAAGGAAGCCATTCCATCCAATACAAATAACAATTACTTCGATTTAAATTTCTCGGGTCCAATTTATCAGAGTTCTTCCGATTCATTTGTACTCTCAACAAATGCATTTTTGGTGGGTGGCATTGAACATTATTTTAGAGATTTTGTGGTTGAAGGATCATACAATAGAAAAATATTCATGTGCAAACTTGTGAACGGAAACATAGAAAAAGTAAAGGAAGTCGGAATGTTAACTGCAGCAACGGGTAATATTGCGATTTCTGGGTTTATAGTAGATCCGCCCGCGGGCGGCGGGGCGTCTCCGGCAATTCGTTTTACCGTGGTTCCAAATTCAAACGACATTGCTCCAAAAAGAAACCAGCTCCTCTCAATTGATTTGCAGGAAGTCGTAGTAGTCGGCGAAAATGATACGATTGCGGTTGCTGGTTCTTCGGGTGCTGTAGTCTATACAACGACGGCACGTCACCGTTAATTTTTTATATGGCGTATTCAATCGAAACTCTTGCAAGCACTCGTCGGAAAAGAAAAGAGACTTCTCGCGTAGAATCTTTAATTCCCTCGGGTCTGCGCGATAAGTCAGCAGCGCTCATTGAGCTGCTAAAGAGTTATTATGAATACATGAATCTGTCCGGGAATCCGAGCTATGAGATTAATTCGATTAACAATGCTCGAGATATTGACCTCGTCGACGAGAGATATCTCACACTTTTACAGAAAGAAATTGCAGCAGCAATTCCTAAAAATGTACAGATTGACAAGGTAAAACTATACAAAAGCTTACTTCAGTATTATTCTGTCAGAGGCTCGGTTGATTCCATTCGCTTATTTTTTAAAATCCTCTTTCAGGATAACGTACAGATATATTATCCTCGAGAGGATATGTTAATACCATCTTCGGGTGGTTGGGATCCAACCGCGCTGAGACCAAAATTTGTCGGCAATACTCTTGTGGGATCTCAGGGTATTCAAGCAATTCAAGGTATTCAAGCTGTGACTCAGGGTGTACAAGGCATTCAACAAGTCACGGGCGTTCAAGGTGTTCAATTCGTTCAGGGCGTAGCTCAAGGTGTACAGGGCATTCAATTTATTCAAAGCATTCAAGGCATCCCGGATAGAATCCAAGGTGTTCAAGGTGTAACTCAAGGTGTACAAGGTATTCAATTTATTCAAGGTGTACAAGGTATTCAATTTATTCAAGCTGTGACTCAGGGTGTTCAAGGCATTCAAGGCATTCAAGGCATCCAGGGCGTTGCCGCGGCTGATGCACCTCTTCCGGGTGGTTATGTTGATAACAAGGGATTTATTTCAGATACGATAAAGCTGCAAGATTCATATTTTTATCAGCAATTTTCCTATGTAATTCAGACGGGCAATAATACGGATACTTGGAAAAACGAATTTAATCGTTTAGTCCATCCGGCTGGATTTATTTTCTTTGGTCAGATCGTTATCTTTATTGAAAACGTAAATGCCTTTCCAGTTGATATTATCCAGGATCTAGATTTATGGTTATCCGGCAAACAATATGTGAATGGTATCCTGGTCGATCTTACACTTGAAGATTTAAACATTAAACTGTTAGAAATTATAGACGGAAGAGACGATGTTCGAATCTATAGTTCGATGCATACTCACCAGCCCGGATTAATTTCAGACGAAGATTTGCCAGTACCGGTTTTTGTTGGATTTGCCGAGAGTCTTACCGATGGTCTTTCCGGCGAGCCATTCAGCAGAAAAGAACGCTGTGTTGCGGCAACAACGGCAAATATTACTCTAAGTGCGCCTCAGACAATTGACGGTCTTGCAGTGATTGCGGGAGACCGCGTCTTAGTAAAGAATCAAACGACCACCTCTCAGAACGGCATTTACCAGGTGAACGCCGGAGCATGGACTCGTACTACCGATGCTGATACTCGCGATGAGCTGGTTTCAGCATTCGTGTTTATTCCTCATGGATCCGTTCAGAATCGAAATACTGCATGGGTATGCACAATTGAGGCTGGTACTATTGACACTGCCACAATGGTCTGGAATGAGTCCTTTGTGGTGCCTCAGGCAATGATTCCATTTCCAAAGAAGAACGCTGACACGGCATATCTTCGGAGTCTCTTTACTGCTGCCAGTACGCGCAGTCCTCATAAGCTTGGCGTGATGACTGCGCTTTATGATTCAACAGTATTCAAGGGCACTCACTTTACTCTTCTCTTTGATCAAATACCCATCGTTTCGGCCAATTCTGCACATCCTGAAATGCTAGTAAAGCGATATCAGAGTATTGCTCACTTCTTTGATCCAGGTACTGAAATGCACTCTTATGCAAATTATACGATCGAACAAGCCGACTCAAATGATATAAATAACCAAATACCTTGGGGTAACGTAGGTTCTCTCATTACTCTCTCCAATATCTAAAGACCCTCACTATGGCCGCTATCATCACTTCTCAGTTTCGTACGCTCAACGCAAATAACTTTAAAGATTCCGTTGCGGATCTTGCAAATAGCTATTATCTATTTGTAGGTAAATCAGATGCGTGGTCAGCCAATCTTGCAACCACAGCCGATACAGAAGCGCCCACGCCTCTAGATACCATTGTTGAAGTTAATGACGCGTATCAGAATATGTCCGCATTAAAGAAAATTGCCTCGGGCGACGTCGTTAATGTTATGCCACGGTATGCTTCTGTTTCAAATACGGATATTTCCCTCACGTGGATATCAGGATCCACATATGTTGCATGGGATGATCAGGACCCTGACATCTATTCGAAGCCATACTACATTATTACCGACGAGTACAAAATCTATAAGTGCATTAAGGCTGGTGCAGGAACAAGCACAAGTAAACCTGTCGATACCTCAACAGTTGCACCCGTTTTGCTGGGTGATGGATATCTTTGGAAATACATGTACACTGTTCCAACGGTGGATGCTGTAAAGTTTCTTACTAATTTCTACATTCCAGTCAGAACGGTGGCACTCCCGGTTGTCACAACATCGTCAACGTCTGGTTCAGTGACGACCGTGGTAAAGACCGTTGGAGTTGCAGGAGATCTAAGCGAAGCGGATCAAACGCAATACGCAAATCAAAATGCAAATATTGCAGCACTCAAGGGTAAAATTTATCGTTATGTTGTCACGAGTGGGGGCACGGGATACGCCACTGTTCCAACTGTTACGGTGTTGGGTGATGGAACTGGAGCTCTTGCAACAGCAACAATTGCGGGTGGTGTCGTAACAGGAGTAACGGTTACAACAACTGGTTCGGGCTTTAATACAAACGCTGGCTCTAACTACAGTGTTGCAAAGGTAGAGTTGAGCGGTGGTGGTTTTACAACTGCGGCCACAGTCAGAGCGGTTCTCTCTCCTGCAAATGGTCATGGATCAAATCCAGTTGAGGAATTAGGCGGATTTTATAGCGGTTTGAGCATAAGCCTCACGGGTGCGGAAGGTACTGATTTTATTATTAATAACTCGTTTCGGCAATTGGGAATTGTCAAAAATCCATTTAATTACGGAACTACAACAGTTGCAACAGCATCAACGCTAAAGGCTCTGAAAGGCATGACTCTGACGGGTTCTTCTGCACTGGTGATTGGTAATTATTTCAGTCAAACTCAATCAGATAACACTGTGTCCTATGCATATCTTGATTCATGGGATAGTGCAACAGGTGCTGTTCGCTATCATCAAAATGATAAAACTGGATACGGCACCTTTACAACTGGTCAATCAATCACAGGACAGACTAACACTGGAACTGGAGTCATTGCCTCATTGCAGAATCCGGAAGTAGATAGATTCTCTGGAAAAATCATCTTTGTCGAAAATCGAGCACCAATCAACCGGTCTGCCTCGCAGATTGAAGATATCAAGGTTATCACTGAATTTTAATATTTCCGAATATGCCAATTAAAACATACAATGTTGCGCCTTATTATGATGATTATGATGAGACAAAAAACTATCAAAGGATTTTGTTTCGTCCAGGCGTCTCTGTACAAACTCGAGAACTGACTCAGCTTCAGACCGCGCTTCAGGCTCAGATTGATCGATTTGGTCGGCATATTTTTAAGGATGGTTCTGCTGCGGTTGGCGGTCTTGCATCTCTAGATACCGGATTTGCATATGTTAAATGCGAAACTTCATTCACCAATGCGGGTGCGACATATACGTCCGACACATCGGGAAATCGAGCTGATGTCATTGGTAAAGTTATCACGGGTGGAACAAGCGGAGTCACAGCAACAGTGCTTGCGGCCACTGCCACGGCCTCACCAGATCCTCTTACACTCTTCGTAAAGTACACAAAGGCTGGGACAAATAATACAACACTGGTTTTCTCTCCTGAAGAAATTCTCACGTATTCTGGCACTGCTCCTGTACCCTTTAAAGTAAAAGCCAGCGCATCTGGTGTTCTTCCAACTGGCCTCGGAACTCGAGTGTCAGTCAATGAAGGCGTGTTCTTCGTTTCAGGTAATTTTGTTTATACTCCTGCGGCAAGTCTGATTCTAGAAAAATACACCACAAATGTAAATGCTCGGGTCGTATATAAAGTACTTGAACAAGTTGTCACAGCCTCGACAGATTCAACTCTCACTGACAATGCGGCTGGTTCTCCGAATGCTGCGGCGCCGGGCGCTCATCGTTATCAGATTACTCTGACGTTAGCAAAAGAACCGCTATTACTTTCCTCACGAGTCGAGGCAAATATCATTCAGTTGCTCGTGATTGAGAATGGTGATATCAAGGCAACGGCTCGTACTCAATACTCTGAACTCGGAGATATTCTTGCACAAAGAACCTTCGAAGAATCTGGTAATTATTCCGTGCGACCTTTTCAGGTCAACGTGCGTGAATTACGGAATACCGGAAGCAATGGTGGACGTTACACAACTGCACAACTCAGAGCCCTCTATCCTCTTCAGTTAACTACTGATGGCATAGCTAATAACTTTGGAGATGCTCGCTTGGCAGTCGGTCTTGAACCTTT